CTTTACCACCTTCTTCTGCTCCCTGCCATCCTTCAGGAACAGCTGCTTCTCGCGGTAGAAGTCCTCGGATGGGAAGTTGATGCAGGTGCCGTACTTGAGCATCTGCAGGATGGACTGCCGCTCGTCTTCGCGGTAGCCCATGTCCTGAACCATGCGCTGGATGCGGCTGGTGATGATCTCGCAGCGAACCCGATTCTCCAGCGTCTGGGACACCGGCTCGTACTTGTAGAGCGGATAGATGTCCCGATCGTTGAACAGCTTGGCCCACCGCATCTTGGTGTAGGCCTGAACCAGCGGAACGAAGATGTTGAAGAAGGTTGGCATGTCCAACTTCATCAACTTCTTGCCGGTCTTGTCACAGACGGCCTGTCCGCTCTTGTCGCAGAGCGGGGACATCATGTTGCTCAGCCGAGATGTGATCCCCCAGCTGGTCATGGCCTCCATCACCTTCTCACCACTGACACCGTTGGCCAGCAGGCCCTCGACGAGGGTGTAGGTGATCTGCCTCTGCGACACGTCGTACGCCTGATCAATGGCGTAGATGGTGCGGGCGTCGTTCAGGTTCCTCTGGATGCCCTCGTCAATGCGCGTGGCGTTGAGGTCGACAAGCTCCTTGATCTTGTCGTCCATCACGTCGGCAGTGAATTTCGCCTTGAGCTTCTCAGGCGTAGCACCGCGCTTTGCGAGCAGTTCCAGATCGACCATGGTGTGAACGAGTTACTTGGACTTCCCCTTGGGTCCGCCCATCATAATCAGGATCCCAAGACCCTTGCCATGCTTCTTACGCATGGGGGCCTCTTCCTCCTGATCGTACTCGTCCATCTCTTCACCCTCATCCTCGGACTCCATCTCGCTGGGCATGCCGTCCTCCTCGATGGATTCGACCGCCGCAACGATCTGAGAATCGTCCTTCGATGTCACCTTGAGAGTGGCTCGAACTTCGATCATGTCACCAACCTCGAGGGAGTCCATGGACTCATCAAGGCCATCACGCTGCAGTTTGATTTCGTTCATGTAGTGCAACTTTGAATGGAGTCATCCCCGCCTTTTACACCATTGTCCACGCAAAGTCGTAGCTCCTGCATGCAAGACTCCAGCGGGCGGTGGTTGCCGAATCTGTTCCCAAAGGGGTTCGAGGTCTTCAACAACTACAGCCGATACTTGATGGTCGACGGTCCACGTAAGGCGGGCAAATCGCTCGCCATTGCCAATCGTGCCGCCAGACACCTTTTCGAGAACAACAACGCCATCGTGGGGATCATCACCAAGACCCTCAAGAATGGTAAGGTCGGCGTATGGAGTGACGTCACCAGAACGGTCCTGCCCGAATGGATCGAGGCTGGCTTTGGGATGAAGTGGGTGAAGGAGCCCACCATGGACGTCGCCACCAAGATGTCCTTTGCTCGGGTCAGGAACGCCTTTGGAGGAACATCGGAGATCCAACTGCACTCGCTTGAGAACGTCGGTGAGGCGGAGCAGAAGTTCAAGGGAACGCGGTTCTCGATGGTCTGGATCTCGGAGGCGGACCAGTTCGAGGAGCGGATCGTGTTTGATTCGCTTTCCGATCAGTTGCGCGTGGTTGGAATCCCGTACGAGAACCATCAGCTGATCGTCGACCTAAACCCTCCAGAGCTTGGCGTGAATCATTGGCTGGCTGGGGTGTGGTTTCCGAAGATGGCCGATGGGGAGAACAGGGACGACTCCTACGGACGCATCCAGTTCACGATCGACGACAACATCTTCCTAGACCCACGCGAGAAGAAGGACCTCATCTCCAAGTACAGCTACGACAAGCAGTTGTTTGCCCGCTATGTCAGGGGAGAATGGGTTGCAGATGTATCAGACACATATTTCTCAGATGTCTTCGTGGAATCCACCCATGTGGTCGGCAATGCGACCTCCGCCACCGAGGACGAATGGGATGTGATTGTTCCGAACAGGAACTGCATCGAGCTGTACACAGGCTGGGACCTTGGTGACGTCAACCATGCCTGCTGCATCTCCTGCAAGCGCGAGGACGAGAACGGAAACAGCGTCTTCGACATCTTGGACGAGGTCGTTGTCATCGACCGGAAGATCAGCATCGCCGACTTCACCTATGCCGTCATCGAGCGGATGGAGAAGTGGGAGGAGTTCATCAAGCGCGAGTACGGCCACGAGCGGATCATGTGGCGGCACTGGTCCGACAACAGCGCGTGGCGCTACAGGGCGGCCTCTGATGTCTACGACGAGCTGGTGGTCAGGCAGGTGAGCCAAGGCAAGATCGTCCTCAACGCTGTCACCAAGGGCTCAGGATCGGTGAAACAGCGCATCAGTCTGATGAAGAAGCTGCTATTCGGTCGGCGCATCTACTTCTCCGCACAGCTGTCAAACACCATCAAGATGGTCAGGGAGCTGAAGCCAGGACCGAACAAGGCCGAGCCGATTCGCGATGGTGACAAGAACAAGCACATCTTCGATGCGGTCACCTACATGCTGATCTCGGAGACCCCGATGGACATCGAGCGCAGGTTTACGCCAACGGTGAAGCCGACCGTGGTGTTCACGCAGTGACGATGAAGCTGACATACTGCGACGACAAAGACGTCGAGCTTTGGGTGTTGTCTGGAGCGGGGTGGGCGATGCCGATGCGGTTGCGCCACTGCGTGATGGACGGGAAGGCGATGGCCCACGTGATTCCAGCGGTTCCGTTGGGCTACGCGCAGTACGGAGTCGTGGAGCCAAAGCTGAAGTTCCACGGCGCGATCCAGCTCAGGAGCGGGTGGGTGCTAGAGCTCGAGCAGTTCACCTCAATCTGCACCAAGGCCGCTGGGGTAACTCCGGAGTTCTACTACAAATGGAATGGCGAGTTCGCGGACAAGCCGAGTACTCCAGAGGAGGAGACGATCGATTGGTCCAAGAAGAAGAAGCTCGATGTTCAGAACGAGTTCATAGACCTCGTTGCGGAACGATCCGGCCTAGACAGGTCGACCCTCACGATGTGCTGGATGGCGATCACCCAGTGCATGGCAGACTGGCTCCTGTCCGGACGGATGATCGACTTTGGGGTCTTCAAGCTTCAGGCATTCCCGTATCGCAAGAACTGGAAGGAGGTCCTGTTGGCGAGGTACCCGCAGCTCAAGAAGCTGTGCTTCGTGAAGGATCGGAAACGCATCATGTCGCTGGCCTTCACGGCTGCCTCTCGGATGATCCGAAGCTCCGAGCTCACCGAGTACAGAACACGCATGAACAGGGCGCTCTTTGGGTGGAGCGTTGAGGTGATCCACGATTCCAGCTGGGAAAACGCCGTGATCGATGCAGAACATGAATGTGCCGCATCGCTTGGCCCATTGGCCTACCTGAAGCGCTGGGCAACCAAGATCAGCCAACTTGAAGAACAGATCTACGAAGTCATCCGTGAGTACGCTGCGAAAGAGAATACATCGTGCTGTCGCCTATACTGGCGTCGCAACCAAGGCGGCGCTCGCTTTGTTCAGGGCGCTCCAACCCTCATCAGCTATCGAGCGTCTCTGGACAGCGATGAGGCTGGCTACCAGAGCGTTGATGATTTCCTCGGAGTCGAAGACACCAGCGCGTATCTGGAGGCAGCGGCTGCGCGTATGCTGGCGATGTCCGATGCGGAGCCCAATGTGGACCTGCGGCTATCTGGGGGAGACGATGGTGGGTCCGGATGGGAAGCCTCAGACAGTGGGATGCTGGTGCTACCTGCCTCTGGCGGCCAAGCTTCCGGAGAAGATGTGCTGGCTGGACGCGATGGGAATCAGGGAGGGTAATTGGCCATGAACGTACCGATCCCGATCGAACAAAACATCAACACTTCTTCGGAAGTGCCTATGACTCGTAACAAGCCGACCATCTCTCTGGCGGCTGCCGAGAAGGCTGCCAAGGAGGCTGGATTCGGCATAATTGACGCGAAGCAGCTCAAGCAAGCTGGTGTCTTCGGCGAATTCGTGGCGCAGGTCGGTGCCATTCAGATCGGCCGATCGCGCCTCGCCATGAACATCGCTCGGGCAGATAGGGCCATGGACTTCTGTGAGAGGGCCGCCGAGTCCTCCACCGATCCAGAGGTGATGATGGGCCTGATGAAGATCAACGCCGACCTCATCGGGAAGAGCAACAATGCCGCAGAGCTGCTCATCAAGAGCGCCCAGACCGCAGCGGAGACCGCCAAGACCGAGGCCATGGTGCTTCCTGGGTTCGCTCCTAGGGCTGCGGTTGGACTCACTCAGGTGAATGTCAACGTCAACGGGCCTGTCAGTGAGGCCGAAATCAAGGAGGTATCAAATGATCAAGGGAGTTAAACGCCTGCCTAGCGGCGGGATCATGTACCGAGGGGAGAAGTTCCCTGGCTTCAACAAACCCAAGCAGGCCCCTGCTGGCTCCAAGGCCAAGATGCGGGTGCTGGCCAAGAAGGGCGACAAGGTGAAGGTCGTGAACTTTGGACTGCGCGGCTACAGCGACTTCACCAAGCACAAGAACCCCAAACGCAGGGCCAACTACCTTGCTCGGAGCGGTGGAATCCGGAACAAGCAGGGTCAGCTGACCAAGAATGACAAGTTCTCAGCGAACTTTTGGGCCAGAACTAGACTGTGGTAATCACTGTCACTACAGTAGGTTACGCAGCTGAGTAACTTTCCTCTGTACACTGAGCAATCCGCTCCTAATCTGTCGGTCGTTCGGCGTGGATTATACGATCTCGCTGGGACGCCATAATGCTCCAGAGGAGTCCGCCTAGGCAACGGCCCTCACTGCTCCGCCAGAGCAGCGTATAAGGAGCGCCCCCTTTCAAGGATGGCCCCAGTTCTCCTGCAGGACTGGGGCTTTCCATTTCCCCCAACAAGGCGCACAGCAGAACTGGCTGCCGTTCATGCACAGGGTCTAACGAACTGGGACGGTGCGGCAGAAAGCGGTCAGGCGAGTGTGCTAGGACCGACAGGGTGGTGGCGAGAGACTAGAGCCCTGCAGCACAGGTGAGCGTCCCCTGCTCAGATAGTCTGGTCCTGTTGAACGTCGGAAGGTTGACTCCGACCAACCCCTACGTGGCTCCCTTCATCCGACAAGGAAACGGTCGGTGCCAAGAGAACGAGGTGAATACGCCAGCCATCTCCTAGGAGGTGGCTTGCCCTTCGTTCTCCGCTTACCCTCTAGGAAACGAGTTAGGTACCACAAGGAGATGAGGAACAGTGGGGATATACAAGGGGATCCCAGACGACTCCTAATGGAATGGGGATGGACTCTGGGTTCATGGTTCCCTCATGGCGATCACCGCTAGGAAAACCAAGCCCGAGCTTTGGAGTCGGATTGTTCGTGAGGTCACCGCTTCCTCGAAGGGCGGTCGTGCTGGGCAGTGGAGCGCTCGCAAGGCTCAGCTGGCGGTGGCTCGGTACAAGAAGGCTGGCGGTGGTTACAGCGGTGCCAAGAGCCCTTCCAACAGTCTGGCCAAGTGGACCCGTGAGGACTGGGGCACCAAGAGCGGCAAGAACTCGGTGGTTGGCAAGGGTGCTACTGGAGAGCGGTATCTGCCCAGAAAGGCCAGAGAGGCCTTGTCCTCCTCGGAATACGCCGCAACCAGTGCGGTGAAAAGGGAGGGTATTCGACGCGGCACCCAGTTCGTGTCCCAGCCCAAGCGCATCGCTCAGAAGACCTCTCGGTATCGGTGAGGGCCTGCGACTCCTCATCGACATGTTGCAAACCTCGGTCTAAAGGACGCTCATGCCTGCTACGGTTACGATCTACAACAATGCGCTGAAGGAGATGGCGCAGGGAACGATTCGATTTGATGGCAACACCGCGATGAAGCTGCTGCTGGTTCAGCCTGTTTCGAACTATTCTCCAAGCAAGTCGCACATCTATCGAAGCCCAGATTTCACTGGAACCGAGGTCATCTCCGGCAACGGATACACGG